GGGAGAACGGAGACGACTCACGGGCAGCCTTCATTGCGTCGAAATACGACTTCATCCGGGGATCGCCCATCAGGCTTGGAGCCTTTGGGGGGCGGCCGATCTTTACGTCATCTCCGGTAAACCAATTCCAGGCGTCACCGCCAGTGTCCCAGCCCCAACTGGCAACGTCACCGGCAGTGTCCCAGGCAGAACCGGCAGCGCCAGTGGCAGTGTCCCAGACAGAACCGGCAGCGCCAGTGAGAGAGTCCCATGCAGAACCGGCCTTGTCCCAAAATTCCATCTCGCCCTCCTACGCTTGGTGCAGCGCCTTGCAGTGTACCCAGATGTGCGGGTCCGTCACGCCGTGGGTCGCCAAACTGTCCGTAGCCACCCGGATCTCAAGAGCCTGCGAAGTCGTCATCGCCTGCGACATTCCGCTGCTGCTCACGATGCCTCCCGCCGTGAACGTCAGTGGAGAGCCAATGGCGGATCCTGCCACGAACAACTGCGCCGTGTTGTTGCGTGTTGTCGGGCCACCCTGCGACGACGCCCGACAGTAGACTGAAATGCCGATCGCCGTGGCGTTCACCGGAATCTGAAAGAGCGTATTCAACGTGTTCTGGTTGGAGTCGACGCCAGGGACAGCCGTGGCGAACTCCGAAGTCGTCATCGGACTTGTCACGCAGGCGGTCAGCGCATCTGGGGAGTTCACCGGCTTGACCAGCACCGAGAAGTCGGCGTTGGGAGCGGCAAGCTCCGCAGTCGTCACGGACCCAGCCTCGATGTTCGCAGCGTCGAGGTTCTTGTTGTTGACCTGCGCCGTGATCTCGGACTTCATCGTCTCCAGTTGCGCCGCAGTAAGCGTCGCTCCAGACGAGAAGGTGTGGGAAAATACGATGTTCGCCATCAGGCCACCCCAAAGATCACAAGTTTGTCGTTGGCGTTGTCCGCCGTCACATACAGTGCGCGCGTGTTGGACAACCGCACCGGACCGTAAGTCACCCCAGGGCGAATCGACAACCCAACCGTAGCCGTTCCGGTCCGCCCAACCGTGCTGCCGCCAATGTATACGGGCCCACTGTTGCTGATGGGCCCCTGCAACACAAGCGTCAGAAGCGCCGGGCTCACAGGGCACTGGACAATTTCTCCGATCACCGGGACGTTCACGACTTGGTGGTACAGGACCGAACCGTTCACCTCCGAAGTCGACAGGTGCCCCGACATGAGTCGTTCTTGGACTTCGGTGATCATCGCCTAGCCCTGGGGCGTTGCAACGTGTCGATCTCCGCATGTTCCAAGAACAAAAGCACCAAGGGCAGCGCCGCCACTGTCGTCGTCAGGCGCAAAGGTCACTGACTGTGAGTTGAACAGGACGCCATCGAAAGGCTGTTCGTCCAGCCTCCACCAAGCCGTGACATTGCTGTCCATCGTTGGGCGAACCATCGGGCGAATGTAGCGCCACCGCTTCACCGAGTTGGATCCGTAATCCACCGGGCCACTCTCCCAGCGAGACACAAACCCGACTGGAACACCGTTCTGGCTGTCTACTGCGTCCCCGATGTCGAACTTCTCATAGCCTGCACGCCCATTTGCACCTACCGTGACCCCGTACATCTCGATGCCTGTCGAGTTGGTGCAGAATCCACCGAGGCGCTTCTGGAAAGCCCCTTCATCCCATGAGGCCCCCTGGAACTCGTACATCGACCAAGCAGGAGTCCCCGCGTGGCCGTTGCGGTAGTGTCGCGATCGAAAGCCACACCTGATTCTTTAGCGGGTAGTGCGTGGCATGAGAGCCCGCTACGTTGCCCACGTTCGCCTCAATGGCATGGCGTATCGTGCGACGAATAGGTGCCGACAACTCCAGCATCTGCGATCCATCAAAGCCGTAGAAGCCGTCCTGGGACAGGAAACACGTCATGCCGCTCACGTTGTCGATGATCGTAGAATGAGCGACGCAGCCACGGCCGGAGACCACCTGACGGTAAACGAACTCCTGCGGACCCGGGCCATCTACCCGGAACACCGAGATCGAGGCCGATCGGAAGACCACGATATGGGAACCGCGAGTCGCAAGACCAGTGACAGGGCCCTGGTCTCCGCTGACCGGGAGGTGAATGCTGTCCGTTCTCCATCCCCGCACATCTTCTAGGTTGGAATACCAAACCGACGAACTGCCCTCCCTCCATCCGGCAGGAAACTTTGGATCGTGGAAGTTTGCCAAGAACAAACGACTCTGGGCCACACGACAGAAACGAGCACGCATGGGACGCCCCGCCATGAATGAGTAATTCCCAGGGTCATCGCTGGCCGGAGAGTGAGGGTTGTCTCCGCCCTGGTGAAAGGGGATCAGCGTTCTGTCCACCGGGCCAGCGCGAGCCCCATCAAGGGGCGCAAAGAATAGGCCAAGACGCTTGTAGTGGACTTGTGCTCTCCCGATCACAGCCAAGTCGGTGCAGACAACCAGGGTGTTCATAAAGACGCAAGCGTCCCATCGAGAGTCGGTGGCCTGAACCACTCCCATCACGCCCACAGCACTCAATGGCTGGTGTGTTGCCGGAAGGGGCGGAAACACCACCCTCATGAAGTCCTCTTGTGTGTCAACCATGATGCGCTCAGAGAGAGCGTCCGCACCCGCTGTAGGGACAAACCCCACGACCGTCATCTCCGTGCGGTTTGGCCCCAGGCGAAACTGGCGCACTAACTTGATCGTCGCAGCACGAGGCACACCGCCCTGAGTGTAGAAGTCCCCACGGATTGACTGCGTGCCCCTACGGGTCGACACGCCTCCGTTCACAAACTCTACGTTGAGCGCCTGGGTGGAGTGCTCGGGCGACGCGTGCTCGGGAAAATCAGTCAGTCCCCTCGTCGGAGGACCGATCTTCACGATTCGGCGTCGCCCGGCCACCCCTACGCCTTGTCCGCCGCGGTGTTGGCGGTGCGCTCGGCGTACATCTTGGCGCGGGCGTCCGAGTGGCCGCCGCCCTTGTGCTTCGCAAACTCTCGATCGAACGTCGACTTGTAGGCGTCGCCACGGGCGTCTCGGTCGGACGACTCAACGGCCATCGCCTTGCCACGCTCCGCACGGGCGGCGTGAGCCTCCGCACCCTTCACGCGTCCGCCAACCTGCATGGCCGGAAGATCGCCGCTCTCCGCGGCGGCCAGATTGGCCGACACGTCCTCGACAATGCGAGTGCCGCTGTCCGACGTGATGGTGCGAGCCACCAACTCCGCCTGCTCGCTCATCGTCGCCGGGATCTCCTCGGGGTGGGCCTCGAAGTACGCCTTGGTCAACTCCGCATCCGTCCAATCGAAGTACTCGATCGGGAACCCGTTGGCCTTGCACCACGCCGACAGAAGCATCTCGTCGGTGCGGTTCGAGCCCTTCACCAACTCCATGTAGGGAAACTCCATGTCCCCGGCCTTGGCGGTCGGCAAGTCCTTGAGCGAAGGGCGTCCTCCGGCGACCCACGACTCATGCTGCGTGTGCCCCTCGGGGATCCCTGTGAAAATCAACGGCATCGGTTCCTCCCTAGTAGTACTGGCTCATGCCGCTGGTGTAGTCGGACGCGTCTGTCACGACGACGTGGCGGCTGTTGGCCGAGTTGCGCTCCTCGATGTTCGCCTTGAGGCGGTTGAGAAGCTCTGCGTAAGTGGTCCAGTCGTCTTGCCAGGAAGAATCCTCCTCCTTCTTCTTGGCTTGGACCACGGCGAAAAGCACCAGCAAGTCGTGGTGCGTGCTTGGAATCTCGTAAGGCGTGTTGGTCGTTGCGTCCACATCGGTCAGGTCGGCAGGAGCGCCAGGAATGTAGCGCAGCCGTAGCGTCTTGGCGCCCTGCGGAATCGGAGCCAGAGACAGGTTCATCGGGTTGCTCCCCCACCACGCCCCGACGTTGCCCGCAGACACGGACGTCGAGGTAGGCGTGCCCGACTGCACTGTCACCAACTCGTTGTAGGGAATCAGGTCGATCTTCGTGCCGATGGCGGTGGCGCTCGACGTGATGTCGAACACGCCCATGAGCTTCAAGGGATCAAAGGCAAGATTGAAGATCCCGCCGGCCGTACCATTCACACCATTGATGGCGACCGATCTTGCGGCGGCCGTGTAGGTGCCAGTCGCCTCGGCCGTCAGGGTGGGCCCCTCCAGTTCAGCGATCTCGGCGTAGACCTGGCGACGACCGTTGTTGATCCACTCGTTGATCTCCGCCTGCGTCCAGAACACGCCACTCGTTGGAATGTCGTTCAAGACAAGAGGTTGATCGAGCCGGCGACTGACCGACCTTCGCATTTCAATAAGCGTCGCCATCTACAGCCTCGCAGGACCGGCCATGCCGGCGCTGAAATACTCACGACCGCTGAAACCAGCCCCCACGGCCGCCGCATGATCGAAGCGAGAAGCATGACGAAGCTCACCGTGGTCGATCTTGTCCAACGCATCCATGCGCCGGGCCCTGCTGGCCTTCTCCGACAACTCGTCGCTGAACGCCTCGGTCGTCTGGTAGTAGTCGCGAATGTTCTTGAGACGCGGAGACCAGTGGCTACGAAGGTACGCCACCAACTCGCCGCAGTTTGCGCTGGTTCCCCACCACGGAGGACACAGCTTGAGGCCCATCACGTCACCTGACTTGCCCTTGAGCGTCAGCCTCCACGCCCCGTAGGACGCACCAGACGGACGCTCCGACACACACCACGTCGTCCACCACTGACCCATCGGTCGCCACTCCAGGGACAGCCTGGGGTCGATCTCCGCCATTCCACGCACCACCGTCGCATCAGGACGGCGATCAGACGTGGCTCCGGCGTTGATCGGAGCGGCACGTTGCACAGGACGACGCTTCATGTCGACGTCCCACGCCCCGTTGACCGCTTCGGGGATCATGGAGTCTTTGGTGTGTACGGGCATGAGCCTCCTTGGACCCCCCGGGCCGCCACCAAGGACGACCCGGGGAGAAGTTCGCCCCTCGACTAGAAGTCGTAGACGCGAGCCGCACCGATGCCGAACGCCTCGTCAGCGCCGCCGATGCGAACCATCTTGCCCAAAGCGTTGGGCTGCGTGGTGCCGAGGTTGAAGAACGCGCGGAACGAGAAGTCCCACTCGTCTCCGCCGCCGCCCGACTGCCGCAGGACCGAACCGTCCTCCTCGATCAACTCGATGTCGCGCAGCACGTAGTTGTGCATGGCGTCGAGGTTGATGGAGTACAGGCGGTCGTAGGGGCATTCGCGATCCACCACGATCGGAATGTCCCGGTCTCCGGCGTTGTAGACCAAGGACTCCGCCTTGAAGCCGCCGGGGAAGGTCTGCGGGACGAAGCGCCGGTCGCCCACCATCAACTGCTGGATGGCGTACTGCACCGAACGGTGGGTGAGGAAGAGGTCAGGGTAGGTGCCCGACCGCTCCTCCGTCCGGTAGACGAGGTTCTGGAGGCTCGCCTCGGTGAGAGCGACGCCGCCGAGGTCCAGCACGTTGCCGCGCCAGAACTCGTTGCCCGCCGTGTTCCGATTCAAGCTCTCCATCACGTCGAGTTCGAGGTTCATCGAGTTCACCGTTGCCGGCATCGTCGTCGTGTCGTCAATCAGGTGCTCCAGCCCGTTGAGGGCGAAGCGGCCCCCCGCGACCACCACAGCCACAGGGCCCTGCGTGCCGGCCCGGACGAGGAGGTCGCCAGGGGCGGCGGCACCGGCGGCGGCAGCACCCAACGTCAGTCCCGTGCGGTCGGCCGAAGCGACAGCGGCGACGGTGGTGGTCTGGTGAACGGTGCCGTTCTCCTCATCAACGATGTCGACCGGCTGACCAGCGCTGAAATAGCGGTTCCCGTAGGAACGCCAAGCGTTGAGATCCTGCTGCTGCTCAAGCGTCAGGACCGCACCAGCGATACCACCGGCCGCGATCCGGCCCAAGACACCCAGGGGGGTGCCGTAGGTGTCGACGTTGAAGTCCTTGCGGGCGTCAGCGATCAGACCGTCGACCTCGACCTTGATCATCTCACCGAAGGCCGTGTCGTTCCCCTCCGAAGCCGCAGCGCCGAAGGCCGTGAAGCCGCCGGTGCCGTGGTACAGACGGCAAGCAACCTGAGCGTTGGCGAAAATCTGCCGACCCGAAGCGGGCAGGGCCGTCTGCTCGCCGCCGGGACGCGTGGTCCGGTTGCGGGCCGTGCGAAGCGAGTGGAAGAAGTTGCTGCCGCCCCATCGCTCCTTGCCGATCTTCTTGAAGATGCCGAAGGCGATCGTCTCGTTGTTGAGTTGGTCGTGAATCCCGGGACCGTACTTCCGCTTGAGAAGCGCCCCGGCCAGTGCATGCGTTTGTGCCATCGTCTATATCTCCATCGCTGGAGGGGCTAGAAGCCGTGCTCCGCGAAAATGTCTTTGGTCAGTTTGTCATCCCACTCCGCACGCTCGGGAGTGCCCCACGATGGGGCCTGCTCCGTTGCGGGTGAAGTCGGGGGCGAAGGCGAGTGCGTCGCGGAAGCCGTGGCCACCGCTTGCTGCGCCTTGGTCTTGGCCCAAGCCTCCTGTCGGGAAGCGAGAGCATCTTGTTCTTCCTTGTGCAGCGCAGCGACTTCCGCCTCGGCGTCGAACGCACTACCGTTGGCGTTAGCCAGGAAGTAGCGTTCAGCGAGCCGGTTCTTCACCGACTTCACGTTGAGCCAGTCGTCGTGAGCCAAAACAGCCTTGTCGATGGACATGGCCGTCATCTGCCGCCGAGTGCTTTCGGCGCTGTCCTGGGCAAGTCGTTTCGCTTCTTCCGCAGTCTTCAACGCCGCCCTTGCCTGCTTCTCCGCAGGGTCCGCCCACTCGTCTTCGGAAGGCTCCGGCGCCGGGGCTTGAGACTGCAAACGCACGGCTTCCTGATACCGCGCCTCCGCAACCGCCCGGGCCCTCGCCTCCTCCGCTGCGATTGTTTCCGCTTCGGACTTCGCCGCTAGGAGTTCCTTGATGCGAGCTTCCGCCCGATTAGGTTCCTCCGTCTGCGGCTCCGCCACTTCTTCCACCTGACTTGCCTGTTCATCGGACATCAGCAGTTCCTCCCATCTCGACGGCATCGCCCTTACGCCGGGCCGCGAAGATCCCGTGTTGACATACACCCGGACGAAGTCCGGACTCCCACCCCATCGTCACGCCCTTACGCCGGGCAGCGAAGTGACGATGGACCAACATGAGGGGCATTAGAACCCCTCTCCGCCTAGACTTGGTGTGTTCTGCGGGGCACCGAATGGCGAAGGTCCGCCATTTGGCGGGGGAGGACCGCTTCCCGGCGGCCCGCCTCCCGATGGTCCCGCAGGACCCATAGGTCCAGGCGGTGCTTGTTCAGGGCCAGCCGGTCCTCCAGGGCCACCACCTTGTAGCCCAACCATCTGACCCATCATTTTCTGTTGAATCTGCGCCTCATGCTGGGCGTAGTTCTGCGCCAAGGCGGCGGCCCCCTCGGGGAACTTCTCCGTCCACCCGCGGTCCTGCAACTTCTTCGCATGGATACGCATGTGCAGCTTGTCGTTCTCCCAAGGCAGAACCGCAAGCTCGACGCCCTGTTCCGCGTCGATGTGCTCTTGGTACGCCTGCGAACGATCCACGTCGTCCAGGGTGACGCGGCTGGACATCGACGGCATGTCGAGCACACGCATCAGCCTGTCTTTGTCGATCTCGCCGTCCTCGTTCATAAAGAGGAAGGGGGCGACCTGTAGCATCTGGAGCGCACGGTCCTGCTGCGCCGCCTTCGACCTTGGCTGCATGGAGCCGTGGACGATGGTCACGTCCTCGATGCGCCCAACGTCCGAAGCCATCATGTGATGCACGCGTGGGCGGCCGGTATTTCCGATGACCCGGAAGGTGCGATCCTCCGTGTAGAACCGCTGTACCAAGTTCAGGACGAGGCGACCGGTGTTGCGAAGGGCGCTCTCCGTCTGCATCGCCAGTGGCACGAAGGAGCGCATCGCCGCCTCTTGCAACCCGAACAGGGCGGAGGCGGAGCGCACGTTGGGAGGGTTCTGCCCGACGAGTGGATCGTTGACGCCCGTGATCGTCTGCATGGCGTTGAGCGCCAGAGCCATAACCTGCGGGTGAATCGTCGGGGCCGGCGGAGGAGAAATGGGCTTCACCTCGGAGCCGGGGGTCTTGATGATGACCTCCCCGGGCCGGTCGTTGATCGACGTCTCCTTGATGCCTGCGTGCTTGTCGGCAATCCACTTCGGGTTGCCCATCAGGTTCATAATCTCGTGGTAGCGAGACAGCGCCCGGTTGTGCATCGTCTGGAGCGGGCGAAGGTGCTTGATGTAGCCGTCAGCCCAGAAGCGACCCGGGATCTTGACCGCGGGGAAGTGCACGTAGGGGAAGCGCCCACCGTAGGGGTTGGCCCTCTCGTCAAGCGTTCGTCCGTTGGCGACGGTGACGACTCGCCCCTCCGGGTGCTTCTTCGTCGGCCTCTCCCACCACTCGTACAGCCTGACCTGGGACTTGGCGTCCTCGGAGGCTGACGTGCTCGTTCCGCTGCCGAAGCGAAGCGACTGCTCGTAGTTGTAGAACTCCTCGGCGGAGACGTCGGGCGCCACGTTGGACACCTTGGCCCCGAACTTCTCCTTGAGCACGTCCACATGGACGTAGGTCTCTTGGCACACCCAGCGGGCGTCCTCCATGCGAGAGGCCGAGGGGTCGACCATCATCTGGAAGGGCGAGACCACCCGGATCTGCACGTCTCCGACGTTGACGATCTGCATCTGCGGTTCAGGCTCGTCGGTCATGCCTGGGAGGAAGAAGTCGTCCACCTCCGCTTCGGCCCTCTCCTCGCCGGGGGTGTGGGCGTCCTCGGCCTTGGGGGCGTCCTTGGCTCCTGCGGCGTCGCTGCCAAGTGGCAACGGGACCAGCACTCCCTTGCCGGCGGACGAGTCCCAATCGATGCGCCAGAACGCGTTGCCGGTGGTCAGGGACCAGAGCAGGGCCTCGCCCAACTTGTCCGTGCAGTCGAGGCGGTCCCAATGGTAGGTCAGCAGGGCCTCAAACGCTTCGGCGGCCAACACGTCGTCGTCGTCCTCGGTGCGGGGCATGGCCGAGTACATGGGGCGGCGCTCGGTGAGCATCGCCTGTTGGCGCATGACCAGAGGGAGGATCTGATTGTCAGTGAGGCGTATGCGCCACGGTAGGACGGGGCGTTGCCGCAGTTTGCCCGCTCCGTGGTCCCACACTGTCCACTGATCGCCACGGTAGAAGGCGATTCCCTCCCACCACTCCCAGAGGAATTGCTGGAGAATGTCCTTGGTCTCGGAGACGAGAGACAGAACCTCCGCTGCCGTGTCGTCCTTCCCTCCGACACTCTTGAACGGGAGGATTCCAGCCATCAGTGCTGCCTAGCCGTCTGCTTCTGGTTCCACGACATGACGTGCTTCGGATTGTTTGGATCCAAGCCGCACTCCTCCATCATCACTCTGGCGAGTGCTTCATCCGTGTCGTGGTATCCGGCGGCCGTGTGCTCTTTGATGCGAGATTCAAGGATGGTCTGTGCGCCGGTATCTGCCGACTCGATCATCTTGCTCGCCTCTCGCACGGCGTCGGCTTGCGCCACCTCCATCGCATCTTCCGCCCTGATACGGTCGATTACGCCGTGCATGAACTCGTTGGCCTGCCCTCGTTCCACGCGCGCCTCCCCCGTCACCCGCCAAACCACGAAGGAGAGGCAGGCGGCGAGGAAGGAGCAGACGGCAGCGATCGCGTAGAACGCCGCAACTGGGACGCCGTGTTCGACTGCCCTAGCTTGCGCTGGACGGAATCGAGGACGCCTTCTTCACCTTGGCCGCCATGTTGGTCTTGGAGCCGCCGCCGACAGACGAGTCGGTAGTGGCCATCTTCTTCTGATTCTTGTCTGTGCCAGAATCCTTGGATGGGAACATTCGCTTACCGTGCATGTCGAGTCTCCTAGTAGTTCTCTCCGAGGGTGGGATGAACGTCCTCCCCTCGGCCAATTCCCGCAAGAAAGGCGAAGTCGTTAGGAGCGACGCCCTTTTCGTTGTCGACAGTCTTGGAGGCGACGATGCCACCGAGTCCGCCTTCTATTACACCGCCAACGAGAGCGATGCCAAGTGATGTGATTCTGTCGTCGTATGCGTGCGGGCCGCCAGAGGGTTGTTCCTTGGCCCTGCCGGTGGCTCCCGTGACGAGCACCCACTCCTGCATTTCCCGCACAGTTGCTAGGTCATTGAGCACAAGGTCGTTCCTTCGGATGGCGGATTTCAGGGCCGCCACCATCTGTGCGCGGGACTTGGACGACATCTTCCAGCCCCACACCGGCTGTGGCTTCTTCGACACACCGTCGAACGATATGCGCTGGTACAGGTCCCAAAACCCGAGATCCTGCACCTTGGTCAGCGTGTGAATCCCGGGCCCGTCGATCTCGATGACCAGCAGGGCGTCGTTGTAGTGGCGAGCCAGCCCGTAGATGAGCAGCCCCATCTGGTCCGGGTCGAGCCTGCCGTGGGCGATGGCGACCTGTTCCCAGGATTGCTTGTCGATGACCTGGGCGCAGGCGAAGTCACCCGCCGGCTTGCCGTAGCAAAGGTCCACGCCGATGACGTACTCGCGGCCGGGGATCGGGTTTTCGTACAGGGCGACCGGGCCGTCCTCGTCCCTTCTCCACGCCCACGCCACGTCGTCGTTGACGAAGGAGGCGGGGTCCACGTCGTAGTCGCCACGGGTCGGAGGCTTGGCCTTCGCCCTGCCGATGCACTGGTCCTCGTAGTTGGCGAGCGACCCCATGTCGAACACCTTGCGCCCGCTGGAGACGAACGCCTCCGTGGGGGTGGAGGGGTACTCCTGATGGAACATGTGGACGTCCCCGTCACACTTGTCCGCCATCGTCTCGCGTCGCCACTGGATCTGATTTGGGGTGGCCTCGAAGTTGTCGGTCAGTGACTTCTCCTCCTTGTCGTAGCCGCGCTTGAACCTTCCAAGAGCAGCCTTGTCGTCGGAGGCGAAGGGGAGGTCTTTGACGTACTCCGGGTGCTCCAGCCACGACAGGAACACAGGGACGTAGCCCGAGTGGGAGGCGTGTGGGTCGGTCTGCTTCCACTCCATGCCGCCCTCGGGGCGAGGCACCATGTCCCACCCTGTTGCGGAGCGTCGCCAGAAGTCGTGGAACCAGTTGCCGACGCCGTTGGCGGTGGACTCCACGAACACCCAGGAATGGTTCACGTCGGGCACACCCTGGCTGACACCTCCCCAGAACCTCTCCGGCTCCGCCCAGAACGCAGCTTCGGAGGCGTGTACCCCGTGGTAGGTGGCCGATCTGCCCTTCCCGCTCGACTTCTTGGACGAGCCTCCCAGCGCGGCGGTCTTGACGACGAGCCGGCTACCAAGTCCAGGGTTGGCCTTGCGGTCGTTGATCTTCGGGTTGTCGAATACGATTTCGCCCTGGTTGAACTTTTCCGTCATGGGTCGAATCGAGTCAGGCAGGGATTCGTAGTACAGGCGGAACATGCCGTAGATGTTGTTCACCGCTTCTTCTTCGTGGGCGATGATCAACGACGTGGCGTCACGGAAGAAGGCGGTCCTCCAGAACAGCATCCCCTCGGACAGCGTGGAGATACCCATCTGCCGGGCCTTGAGAATGACGATCCGCACGGGCTTGCCGGTGGCGTACTGCTTGAGCGCCGCCGTGTAGAGCTTCTTTTGCGCCGGGGTCCAGTTGTCGAATTTGCGGCGCCCGCCAGCCTTGGTGCGGATCTGCATGAACTCATGCAGGAGGAAGGCTGGGTTGTCTTTGCACAGGGTGTAGACGGACTCCAGCACCATGCGTTGGTCGTCGGCACTCCACGGATGGGTGCCGTCAGGGTTGGCCTCGGCGCGAAACTCCTCCCAAAGTTTCCACCGTTTGTAGGAGTTCGTCCCGATGTACCAGGGCAGTCCTGGCAGGACGACTTCCATCTACCGACGCCCGATCATGTCCTCGGGGCGAATCCGCACGTTGCGCGGCTTGTCCCGACCGGCCTTCTTGAGCAGGGCCCACTCGACCCGAAGGCGTGCGGGGCCCGTGGCGAACTTCCCTCTCGACTGTGCGTCAGCGATGGTCGACGACGGCACCGCGTCCTTGTCCGCAAACTTGGTGCGGTGGTGGACGGGTTCCCCCGAGACGTACTTGCTGCGCCGCCCCTGTGGCCTGCCGATGAGGTCTCGCTCCTTCACTCCTCCCCCTTCTTCTTCTTGGCCTTCTTCTTGGCCTTCTTGGTGGCCTTCCCCGCGTTCTTGAGGGCGACCTTCTTTCCGTCCTTGTCCCGGGTGTACTTGAGCCCAGGCATCAGATGTCGGTCCTGCTTTCGGACGCGGAGAAGGTGTCGAACGCCAGCAACTTGCCGCCGGCAGCGGAGACGCTGATACGGGCGAAAGGATGCCAGTCCGTAGCCCCGGTCTTGACCGCCCCTGCGGCGGACTGGAAGGTGTCGTCGTTGATCTTGCCGATGACAGTGCCAGTGGTGGTCAGTTCCACGGAGATGTTGTAGATCGTGGCCGACGCCACCGTGATGCCGGTGTTCACGAACACCGCTGCGGCCCCGGTGATTCGACTTCCAAGTCGCCATTGCCCATCTGCGGTTCCTGCGCGGAACTCAAAGAGTGCCCAATCCTGATCGTCGACCGGGCCGTCAATCACCATCGCCGCATCATCTCCCCATCCGATCTGGACGTTGATGGCAGCGAGACTGGAGACTGTGGTGACGCGGGCGGACATCTTGCAACCACGGTTGCCATGCCACCGTGCGCTCACGAAGGCGAGTGCCTTGTCGTTGTTGGTGGGGCCGTTCAACAGGCCCAGGCTGGTATTGGCACACGTCGCCGTGCCGCCTGACGCCACCGCTGTCGAGAACCCGTACAGGTCGTTGATGGCTGTCGCCGGGTCCGCGTCAAAGTCCTCCCAAAACGTCCTTTGGCCGCTGATCAGGTTGAGCTTCGACAGGTCGATGTCGGCATCTGCCGCGATGTTTCGATTGGTAATCATGCGCTGTTCTCCTCGGCACGGTCCTCACAGTTGACCCCGCAGAATGCGGATACTCGACCGCCGATGTCGGCCATTCGCGTATATATGATTGCAATAGATCAAGCATGGGCGTACAAGGTGCCCATGAAGAACACAACGCACGACACGACCATGCACTTCCGCATCAACACGGAGCTTCGGGATCGCCTTCGGGTGTTGTCGGAGCGTGCTGACGTGCCGATGAGCGCGCTTTTGCGGCGTCTGCTCAAGGATGCGCTGCCTCGTTGGGAGGCTCGTCTGGACGAGGACCGGCTGGCCCTGCTGTGAGCCTGTCCCGTAAGGCAAGACGCGCACGCGAGGCGAAGGTCGCCAAGATTGCCGTTCTCAGGACCGAGTACGCGCACATTCTCCGTGCGCAGGGGCATGAAGCCGTGGACCCTTCCAAGTGGGCGGTCGAGGCCGCTAGGATTCGCGCTCGCCTTCGCAACCTTGGCGGGCTGTGATGACTCGTTTTCTGGAGAAGTCGTTTCCGTCGAAGCCTGCCAACGGGAAGTACCGTTCCGGTTGGGACCGGATCTGGGACGGCAAGCCCCAGCAGTACATCTGCTTTGAGTGCGACCGGCGATGGCGTGGCCCTGCGACGGATGGTGTCTCACTGTGCCAAGCCGAAGGCTGTCCTGGCTACGGTGAGCCGCTGGGCTAGTCCTCGTCTGCTGCCACCACCGCCCCTATGATGGCCGGCACCTTATTGAACGCCGCCAGGAACTTGTCACGAGTCTTGTCCGTGATGAACGGGCGCATCCTTTGGGTCTCATGCGTCAACGCGTCCCACGGCAGGGACAGGTAGTCGTCCAGGGTGGCGCGGCTGACATGCTCATGCATGTCCCAAATGCGGCCCTTTCTGAGCATGTCTATTCGCATCCTCGTCATGGACACCAGCGACTCTGTGGGATCTGTCAGATAGGAGATGAACTCGGGTGAGCGATTCGGGTTGGCGTAAGCATTCACCGCTTCGTCGAGGGCCTCCCCCTCAAGCCCCGGGATGCGCTCAAGTTCATCCAGCACACCTCTTCTGTTCCAAATCCCTTCCACGTCCTTGCCGCCCTCCCTTGGCCTGGGGATATTGTCGAAGGCATCGAAGAGATCCTTTGTGAACAGCCTTGGGACTCCCAGCGTCTTTGTGACTCCATGAATCCCAGGTATCCCAGGCACCCCACCTCTCATTGGTGGAACGACCCACATCAGGTGGGCAGGCTGCCTACGGCTGATGATAGGTGCTGCCGGGAGTTCTACGTCGTGCATGGCGTGTCCAAGCTCATGCTCCGCCGTTCTCGACAAGTCGTAAATGTCCGGGCGCAACTCGATTCGGTGGCCAGTCCTTTGGGCGCCCAGGCCGTGCTGGGCCACCCCTCCAGGCTTGTCGAGGTTGTGGTACTGCCCCCTCACGCCAGGCCGAATGGACCTCGACGCCCTGATCGGCGTCTGGCTCACGTTCTCTATGGACTGGGCGATGACATCCCTGGCCTCCGCCTCCGTCGACCCATCCAGCACCATCTGGCGAGTCAACCTGTCGGCGTACCCAGGCGATCTGACGTATTCGAGCATGGTCTCTCTGGCATCGGCATCGGCGCGTTCGACGGCTCGCAGATCGGCTGCTTCTTGGCCGTAATAACCGGCGGGATTTTCGGGGTCGAGGTGGCCGCCGGTGGATGGGCCCCTTGACTCTGTGATGCGCGGGTCTTTGGGGTCGTAGGTGCCGACGTTGCCCGTGGCCGACTTGATCTGGGTGGGGTCGAACACCATGTAGTGATAGGTCCCTTTGTCGACGCCCTCCATCCCGGTTGTGGCATAGCCGCCAGGAAGGCGCTTTGGTCCGAAGAAGTGGTGTGCGTCTGCGACGATGCCGTCGTGACCAAGACGCCTGAACACCTCTTTGAGAAAGTCTCCAGCGGCAAGATCCCCTGTATCTGGATCGTAGATGTGCTTGCTGTTGACAGCCTCGTCCAGTTCGACTGCGGTCAATGTGCCATCGAGAAGGTCATCCATGATGTCACCCTTGATTGACTCGACCTCACTTTCCGCGTTCCATCCCACCGCTTCGTCGTCCAGTGCTTTCAACAGGTCGATCCCGCTTCCTGTTTCTTCGATGACTTCCTCGCCCAGATCATCCCACACCGTCTCAATCTCAAACGTCGTCGTGCCCTTTTTGCCGGAAGGGTCAAGGTAGACCGGATTGTCCATCTTGAGATGAACGGGAATGGTCCTAAAGGCCCCCTCTCCCTCGACCCAACGTCGGGCAACCTGTTCTATGATTGCTTCCCCTATGGCGTCTGAAAGGCCCTCAATGTCGCCATTCTCAACGAGGTTTTCGATCTCGCTTCGCCTGTGAGCATATTTTCCGTCCTGCGCCGCGTTGTACTCTGGCAGACGCAACACATCTCTCGCTGCATTGAACACGTCGTCGGGGTCGATGTCGTGCAGAGACTCAATCTGCTCCGCCGCTCTTTCAGTCCTGGCCGTAATGTCCGGTCCCTCGCTTCTTGCGTAGTTGATCCTCACGTCCTTGGGTGAGTCAGAGAAATAAACAGAGGAACCCCACCTGTTTTCTGCACCTCCAGGCGAAAACGCCTCAAAGCCATGCGGCGTCCCGTGGTAGACGACCATCGGCTCGCCCTTTTCGTCCACGACCTTGGACTCGCCAAACCAGCGGCGGAAGGCGGGCGTCTGCGTGGGGGGCGGGGGGGAGGCTGATACGCTCCTTCCCAACACGTCTTGGTGGACTCTTTGTGACAAGCGGCTGGCCGTCCACGATGACGGACGTTGCCGTTGTATCAGCCATAGACCCATCCGGCCTCTCTATACGAACCCACTGGGTCTTTTTGATGCTTCCATCGGGCCCTGGAGGAAAGAATGTGGACTGAGGACCAAGTACGATTACATCTTCCTCGCCAAATTTTGCCTCAAACGGAAACTCCCTATCGAATAGGGCAACGATATCTTCTTCGCGCTGCTTTAGAGCGATGCCTTTCGCCTCCTCACTCATGTCATCCCAATATGTAACTCCCTCCTTTCGTGGCTTTAGGTATGGCTCAACCCATTCCTCAAAAGGAGGTAATTCCTCGGGCTCCGGCGCTACAGGCTCCGGCTTGCCGGCTTCGTAGGCGGCGCGCAGGGCCGGGCGGCCGGTGGCGGGGGCGGGGGCGGGCTGGACCTTCTTGATGTCCTCCAGCATGCCCTTCGCCACCTCGGCGTGATCTGCACTCTGATCACCGTAGCGCACGAACTCCGCCTCAAGCTGCCGCAGGACGTTTGGATCCGGGTCGGCCGCCATCTCCTCCACGACAATCTGCATCTTCATGCGATCTTCGGCGCTGTTTGGGCGAAGCTGCAACAGGCGGTCGAAGATGCTCTCCGGGTGACTGCTGCCAATGTCTCGGCGGAACCTCTCCATGTCCGCCGCAGCCCACTCGTCTTGCGCCTCGGCCAACTCTCGCCGGAACGCCGGGTCCCTCTCAAGCGCCAGATCCTCGTCAAACCTTCGTTCAAGGCCGGAAAGGTGCCTGTTGATGTTTTTCCAGTGTTCACCGAAGGCGCCGGGCGCCATGCCTTCGAGGGCCACGTCTCGCACGGGTGGCCTGCTGATGCCCAGCGGGACCTCCTCGGCGGCGGGGGCGGCCACCACCTCCGGCCTAGCCTTGGCGTACGCCTCCTTGATCGCCGGGCGGCCGGTGGCGGGGGCGGGGGTCAGCGCGGCGACCGCCTCTTGAGCAGAGAGGGGATCGGGTGCGGCCTGCACGGCGGCAATCTGCTCCTTCGCCAGAGCATCTTCTATCTTGCCATCGGCCCAGGCCCGCCTAATCTTGCTGACTTGCGCGTCTTTGGGCAGTGGGGCGGCCAGCATCTCCTCCCACTCCGACCCACTGAGCAGTTTCCTCTCAACAGTGGGGCGAATCGTCGTAGACGGGTCCCACTGTGGGATTTCATCAGCGGAAAGTTCTCTCCCAGACAACGCAACCCTTGGGTCGTCAGACCCCACGACATCATCTGCGCTGATCTTTCGGATCTTCTTCACGGAGGACGGAACCAGAAGATCCTCCATGTCTGCGCCGACTTCGCCCATGATCACGTCGCTCTCGACCACATACAGAGGGCGGTCCATCATTCCCGCCATTCCTGCCATTTGCTGGGCTCCGCCTTCATAGACAACGTATTTGCCTGTCTTGGGGTCGTGCCAAGCCGTGTAGACGGAAACCCCGGCCTCCGGGCCTACGGGAACTCCGCCCGCATGCTCTGTGGACGCGATCGGAACCCCCTTGGCGTCAACAGGAGGGTCCCCCGCCCTGATGAACACGGCCGGCTTCTCGATCGACCTTCCGCCTTCGTGTGGGATGAGTGAGATTGTGGGCTTTTTGTCGCTGACTACCCATTCGTAACTCTCGGGGGGAGGCGCTGGAAGCGCCTTTTGTTCCGGCCTAGCCTTGGCATACGCCTCTCGCATCCCCACCCGCGCAGACTTCGGAGCGGCAGCGGCGGCAGGCTCGGCAGCAAGCGTCTCATACGCCGCAGGAGGGGCCTCCACGGGACGCACCGGCCCAGGCTCTCCCGTCAGGCGCTCGTACATCGAACGCGCCGAAGCAGCCTCATGGGCAGGCGTGCGAGGGTCCGCAGCCAAGCCGTACAACTTGTCCGCACGCGTGGGAGGACGCGGAGCGACAGGGGCAGGACGAGGCGCAGGAGGACGCAGACGACGACCCAACGCACGGGCCCCACCGAAAGCGGCGTGCCCACCGCCCAACGCACCAGCCGTAAGCAACGCGTGTTCCTGCTCGGGCGTAAGCGGGACAGCAGGAACCTCTCCGGTGCCCAAGGCTTCGCCCAGCAGACCGGCCTGCGCCATCGGAGACGAACGAGCGAACAACCCAGGAGCCTGCTGCGCCAAGTTCACAAAAGGCTCGACGTGGTGCCGATAACCCTCC